AGGATTAATCTTGAAACAGCATTTGTGGAAAGACGAAGCCTTATGTTTGGGAATGGAAAACAATTCATTTTTTGATAAATATGAAGATCATGAAGAATCTAGAAAAGGTGTTGATGCACTTTGTAAGCAATGTCCAGTAAAAAAAATATGTTTTGCAAACGGGATATCTGGAAAAGAGTGGGGCGTCTGGGGTGGAGTTTATTTAGAGGGTGGAGAAGTTTCAAGAGAGTTTAACAAACATAAAACAAAACAAGACTGGTCAATGACTTGGCAAGCCTTAACGATGGAATAAAATATGAAGAATAAACTATTAAATAATTTAAATTTAATTTCTATATCTGGCTGTGGCCATTCTGGAACTACATTAACAGCAACTGTTTTAGGTACACATAAAAATTTATTATTAATTCCAACTGAAACAAGGATGTTTCTTGACGAATCCTATAATATTAATAATTTTATTTTTAATAATTATTCAGATAAAGAAACTATGGTAATAGAAAAAACTCCAAATCATATATATGTTTTAGATAAAATAAAAAAAGAATATCCAGATGCAAAGTTTATATTAAATATAAGAGACCCAAGAGACATAGTCTCATCACTTTATAGCAGGTTTGAAGATTGGAATAAGTCAATTGATAGGCTTAAAAAAGATTTTGAATATATAAAAAAATTTTATTTATTTGGACATTTAGTTAAATATGAAGACATTGTTAATAACTTTGAAGACACCTTTATTGATATTTGTAAATATATAAACATAGATTTTGATCAAAACATGTTAGAGTATTATAAATATGCTCCAAATTGGTACGGAGTAGAAAATCCAAAAGATAGTGATGGAAAAGACAAAGTATATAAAAATAATATTAGTAATCACGAAATAAGACGATCTTGGCAAGTAAAGCAACCGCTTTTTGACGGTACTGGTAGATGGAAAAAAGAACTAAGCAGTAGTCAGATAGACGATGTAGTAAAAAATGTTGGAGAAGTGGCAAACTTCTTTGGGTATGCTATATAATGGTTATGGAGGAAAAATGATAATACAAATAATTGGACTACCTGGCTCTGGCAAAACGGAATTGGCAAAAGCACTTAAAGAACGCATTAACGCCATTCATCTTAATGCAGATGAGGTACGTGCTACTGTAAACTCTGATCTTGGGTTTACTGTTGAAGATCGCATAGAACAAGCAAGACGTATGGGGGCTATGGCTAGACTTATTGCTAATCAAGGAGTTGCTCCAGTTATTGTAGACTTTGTTTGCCCAACAGATGCGACAAGAGAAGCATTTGGTAAACCAGATATTTTAATTTTTATGGATACAATTAAAGAGGGCAGATTTAAAGATACAAATAAGATGTTTGTAGCACCAAAAGAATTTGACTTTATGTTTTCTGATCATGAAAAAAATTCATACGAAAAAGCAAGTTTAATTATTTCTTTGTTTGAATTACATGATTGGTCTGCACCAACAACACTTATGCTTGGTCGCTATCAACCATGGCATGAAGGGCATCATGCTTTGTATTTACAGGCTGGAATGAGAACAAACCAAGTACTACTTGGAGTACGCAATACATATAATACTAGCGAAAAGGATCCACTTACATTTGATGAAGTAAAGGGTTATATTGCTAAAGATGGGTTTATGAAAGGTGCAATGGTATTGCGTTTGCCAAACATTACTAACATTGTCTATGGCCGTGACGTTGGATACAAAATTGAACAAGTAGATTTGGGGGCAGACATTCATGCTATTTCGGCTACTGAAAAACGTCGTGAACTGGGCATCTAATGTTGGACATGGAATTGCAGATGCAGAAGATAGATTTGTTAAAAGCATGTTTGAAGAGGATATAGATCATGAAAGTAACAAAGACTAGATCATTTGTTAAAGCACTAAGTTATCGCATTTGGGGAACGTTTTCTTCTGTTGCTGTTGCTTATGTTATAACAAAGAATGCTTCACTATCCATAACAATTGCATTTTGGGAAACAGTAGTTAAAGTCTTTATTTACTACGCACATGAACGTGGTTGGAATAAAATTCAATGGGGTAGAAAGTGATGTATACGAATGAAATGCGTAGGGCTGTACACTCAATTACACCGCCTAAAGGATTTGGTATAGAAATTATTGACAATGAGCACTTCCTTACAGTAAAATTAGATGAGTATAAATTTCTAAAAATGTTGCATGATGAAAAAATAGAAGCATTAAAGTATGTTGTTCAAATAAAAAAGGCTTTAGAAATAAATGGAGCAATTGTGTTAGTTACAAGAGAAGCAGTAAAATGAACATAGTTATTGTTGGTGGAGGAACTGCTGGTTGGCTAACCGCTTTATATGCTAAAAAAATATTTCCTGAACACAAAATATCTTTAATTGAAAGTAAAGAAGTTGGAATTTTAGGTGCTGGTGAAGCATCAACGCCACATCTTATTAGTATTTTAAATTTTTTAGAAATCTCTATTCCAGACTTTATTAAAAAAACTAATGCAACAATTAAAAATACCGCAAAGTTTACTGGTTGGTCAAAAAACAAAGAAAATTATTTTTATCACCCATTTGAGTATAACAACAATTTAATTTCTGAGCAAAATGGGTATTTAGATAATTTTAAAACAGGAACAAATATTTTTCATCTTTACTCTTATTTAAATAATATATCAAGTGATGAATACTGTTTTATAAATAAACTATCCAACAACAATTTAGTTCCTTTTATAAAAATCAATAATTATAAAAAAATAAATGGAATAAATGATTATCAACAACTGTCAGGCTGGTCTTTAAATTTTGATGCTAGACTAACAGCAAAATATTTTTCTGATCTAGCAGAAAAAAGAAACATAAAACAAATTGAAGGAAAAGTAGAAGAAATTTTATTAAATAAAGATAACGAAATATCTGCTTTGTTGTTAGAAGATAGCAATAATATAGATTGTGATTTTGTTTTTGACTGTAGCGGTTTCTCACGTTTGATAATTGGTAAAAAATATTTATCAAAATGGATTTCATATAAAGAATATTTGCCAACTAACAAAGCCTTGCCTTTTTTTCTAGACAATAATAAAGAAATGCCTCCACATATAGAAGCAATAGCAATGAACTATGGCTGGATGTGGAAGACTCCATTACAAAATAGGTACGGGTGCGGATACGTTTTTGACACCAATCATATATCTGTAGATGAAGCAAAAAAAGAAGTAGAAGAAATGCTTGGATTTGAAATTTTTCCACCAACAACTTTTTCTTTTGAGCCAGGAACGTACGAAGAAATTTGGATTAAAAATTGTTTGGCAGTCGGACTGTCTGGAGGATTTGTTGAGCCACTAGAGGCATCTTCTATTACTCAAACTATTTTAAATTTACAAAACTTTTTTTCAAATAAAAACAATATTTTGACAAAAAATCAAAATATTAAAAATAATTTTAATCTTTTTAATCAAAAAATAAGTTTTTCAATAGTGGAATATCTTTATTGGCATTACGTAACAAACAAAGATAATACTATATTTTGGAAAGAATTTACTAAAAATAACAAAATGCCAAATCTAATAAGTAACATTTTAGAAATTGGCAAAGAAAGAACGTTGTCTTTAAAAGACTTTGATACAGATCGGAATATGCTTTTTAGTTGTGAAGATTTTTTATGTGTTCAGTATGGACACAAATTGTTTAAAGATAATGTGTTAGATCAATATGCAAATGAAATGAAAAATTTTAAAAGTTTAAACGACAATCTTTTGAATTTACAAAACATACATCTAAAAAATTTTTCTTCTCATTTTGACTTTTTAAAAGATATTGATGGATTAAGCGAAGATTATTATGCATAATAAATCTATTAATTTATTTAATTATTTTATTTGTAAATTTAAAAAACATGATTTGGTAAATTCTGGAGCATGTCCATTTACTGGTAAAAGTTATTCAGCCTGTTTAAGATGTGGAGTAATGGTAGCAAAATGAAAAAGAAAATCATTATATTAATATTGTCGGCAATATCTATTTTTATTGCAATTAATTTGTTTTTTGCTTCAAGGCTTAGTCAGTTATCAGATTTAGATTTATTTGACATTGAAGAGGATGAATAATGCAAACCTTTTTACCATACAAAGATTTTGATCAATGCGCTGAGACTCTTGATAATAAACGTTTAAATAAACAGATATTAGAATCTTATCAGATACTCAAGGTTTTATCTAATCAATCTCCTTCAGGAGCATGGCGCAATCACCCAGCGGTATTGATGTGGAAGAACGCTGAAAAATCATTACGCATATACACAAATGCCATGATTAAAGAGGCTAGGCTTAGAGGTATTAAGACAGACAAGAACGAAGCCAATATAGAGGCTCTAGAGGCTCTTTCTGGGCATCTGTGGGGTACTGATAAGCCAGTCTGGAGTAAGTCATCTCATGTAAATCGTGTAAATATTACTCATAGAGCCAACCTTTATCGTAAAGATTATATTTATTATGCAGAGTTTTATAAAGATATTCAAAGTGAATACAATAAACCATGTTGCGATAAGTGTTTATACTATTGGACAACTCACGCTATTAGGGATAGAGTACAATAGGTATTATGGAAATGATGCTTTTGATATTTTTTGCTACCCTGTCTTTTTCCTTTGGGCTATCCTATTGGGCTACCTTTGATAAACTAAAAAAGTCCAACCTACTGCTTGCTGAACTTTTTATAAAAACCAGGGCACTTGAAGAGTTAAACTCTCAAGTAAACAACGGCATCAGTATGTCTGACGACACAATACATAAAGAAAACTTTATAAAGTTTTTATCTGACTCAAGAGATTGGGCCTTTGAGTATATTGAAAAGTCACAGCAAACTATTAAAGAGGTTTCAGATGAGTTAAAAGTAAAAGGTTTGGATAACTACTCAGAAAAACTTTTAGCCCTTTTGCCAGAGATAAATCAAGAAAAGAGATAACATGAGAGAAATTTTGTTATCAACTATTACAGGTTTTGGATGTGGTGTTGTATTTGCTGCATTCAAATTACCAGTCCCAGCACCACCAGTTTTTGCGGGAGTCGCAGGAATTTTTGGTCTATGGATTGGTTTTACAACAATAACAAAAGTTATATCCTAGGAGGAATAATGAATAACCTATTAAATGATAAGACAAAGGCAATGCTGGCATCATATGGACGATCTGTTCTTGGTTCAGTAATTGCACTTTACATGGCTGGCGTAACAGATCCAAAAGATCTATGGGCTGCACTAGTTGCTGCTTTAGCGCCAGTTGCATTGAGAGCGCTTAATCCTAATGATAAGGCGTTTGGCGTATTGCCAAATACTGGTGCTGTTTCAGATGCACTTAGCAAGATTGTACCTGCTAAAAGTGCACCAAAGAAAAAGGCTGCTAAGAAAAAGTAATTTAATTATAGAAAATGGGTCTGGTATTATTCTGGGCCCATTTTTTAATTAAGGGGTTATTGTGAAAAAATTATTAGTTGTTATGCCATTGTATAACGATGAATTATATGTTGAAAGAGCAATAAATAGCATACTCAATCAAACTTTTAAAAATTTTGAATTGTGTATAGTTAACGATTGTTCAACAGACAATTCTTTAAATAAAATAAAAAAATACCTACACAATCCTAAAGTTAGATTAATAAATAATGATAAAAATATGGGAGCCTATTATTCTAGAAATATTGGGCTGCAGTTATTAGAAAAAGAAAATTTTGATATTTACACCATTCACGATGCTGATGATTTTTCTGATTCAACAAGATTTGAAAAAATGATTAATGTTTTAAATAATCAAAATATTCTAGCAGTAGAAGATTTTGAGTTAAGAATTGGAGGTATGCCACCAAGTTGGCTAATAGAATTAGGAAAAACAATGCCAAATCACGCTCATGCTTTTTTTAATAAAAAAGTTTTTAACATATTGGGTTATTTTGATAATTCTAAATTTGGGGCAGACACAGAATATTGGCACAGATTGTTAAGATATATAAGAATACACGTAAACGGATCCGTTTCTAGATTTGATGAATTATTATATTATGCACAAATTACAGGGGATAATCTAATAATTCAATATCAGGGAGACGATAGAGATTTATACTTTAAAAAAAATATGGAAGGAATTAATAAAATGGTAGATATTAAAGATTTTTATAAACCATTTTTTATAAATTAACTAAATGGATTTTGTTTATATTTGCAAAGAAGGCATTAATGAAGAATTAAAGTATTCTATTAGGTCTGTTGTTGAAAGTTTTCCAGAAGCAAGCATATGGCTTGTTGGCGGTAAGCCTGACTGGTATGTAGGAAACTATATAAAAGTAGAACAAAAAGAATCAAAGTATAAGAATGCTGTAAAAAATTTACAAACAATTTGTTTTTCACAAGAAATATCAGAATCTTTTGTTTTAATGAATGATGACTTTTATATTATTAAAAAAATAAATAAAATAGAAAATTTTCATAGTGGTTTTTTATTAGATAAAATAAACCTGTATCAAAAATTAAATGGCAACTCTCAGTATACTAGAAAACTTTCAGGCACATATAAAAAACTTAAAGCATTGGGATTTGAAAACCCTTTAGACTATGAACTTCATGTCCCAATGATTATGGAAAAAGAAAAATTAAAGATAGTGTTAGAACTTTTAGATCAATTTTTATGGAGATCAATATACGGAAACAAGTTTAATGTCGGTGGCACACAAATGGAAGACGTCAAGGTTTACAATTCTGGACCATTAGTTCTTAAATCTTATAATTTAAACATAGATGATCACACCTATTTATCTAGTGCAGATAGTTCATTTAATAGTATATTTAATAAAATACTTAAGTTTAAGTTTGATAAAAAAACTAAATTTGAGCAATAAGTTCTAGGTATTTATTTTTTAATATTGTTGGTGCAAAGTTATTAAATCCTAAATCATAGGCTTGTTGCTTATAGTTAGTTTTATCATTGATAGAAATATACTTGTCAATTGTTTGCGCTAACAAAACATTATTTGCTTCAAACAAATTAATTCTAACCTTTGTTCTAATTGTTCCTATAGAGTCTGATTCAACTAACCAATCTTGTGGCAAGATCTGATTATTAGGTGAAACATTTGTCATAAAAACGGGAAGACTAGAAAGCAAAGCCTCATTCATTGGTAAACATAGTCCTGCATATCGTCTTGGCAATACCATAGCGTCAAAGCCGTTATACATTTCTTCCCTGTTTTCTGGGTTACCAATTTCAATCTTTAGTCTTGAGTCTGTTACATTAGTTACTATTTCACTTTGACTTTTAATAACTAATTCATAATCTGCTTTAGAGTGCTTTAGCATATTTATTACGGTTTCAGTACCATTTCTATCTTTGGCTGCTTTTTTTCCAGCAATGTGTAATAGTCTATTGTGTGATTTAGAAATGTTATTATTTTTTGCAGTTGTAAATAACTCAGGAGTGGTTGGAGGTGGAAGATGAATTACCTTTGTTCTATCTCCAAACATACTTTGAATTGTTTCAATTTGCCATAAACTAGGCGACAACAATACAGTTGGTAATGGTAATTCTGGGTTTGCTAAGTGACCAAACAATTCATAGTTATACTGCAGAATGGTTTTTACTCCCCGTCTATTTGCAAACCTTACAAAATTTTGATCATAAAAAGTTTCACAACTTAATACAATGTCCACATCTCCTAGAAACATTTTCATTTGTTGAACAGACGGAAAGCCTTGTGTTTTAATACAACTATATTGGTCATACCATTCTGGATGTTGTTTATTATTATTAAACGGGGTAGAGTCAATTAAAAGAATCTTATCAGGACTAAGCATATTAACTAACTCTCTAGTCTGATTACCAAGGCCAGTATTATCCGATCTTGCTATGATTCCTAGTCTCATTCTTTATACCCCCAAGCATCATCATCTTTGGTATATTTTCTTGTACCCTGACGACCATCTAAATGATAAGAGCGTTTAATCTGTCCTTCTGGATGATAGATCCAAAGTTTATGCATATCCCATCCCTCTTGACTAAAAGTATTATAAGGGAAGATGTCGTCTTGAACTTTGCCATGAAAATTATCTTCAATAAAAGTTTTTTCATCAGAAAATGGCAAAACGATATCTTTGTAATATTTTACAGTACTTAGATGTGGTCTTTGACTCCATTGTGCTGTTTTCATAAAACCATTTTCTAAGCCCATCATTAGGTGTTTATGTGATTCTGGAATTTCTGATTCATGATGAAAACGAATAGTGTTAGCATTGCCAAGTTCTATCATGTCTAAACATTTTTGCCAATCAATTTCTACATCTGGAGTTAATGGTGCATCGCCTTCAACGTAAAGCATTAAGGAAGTGTCTATAAGTTTAATAGTTTTTTTCATCATTGTGGTTTGATGGCAATGATAATCAAAAATTATTGGTAGTACATTTTTATATTCGTGCAAACATTTCCATAATATGCGGTTTTTATATTCATCGTAATCTTTTTTACGATTAATCTGCTCATCTCTTAATCCATCTATCTGCATAATAATTTCATTATCTGGAAGATGAACTTTTAAATCATTAATAGTTTTTTCTATCATCGTGGTATTAGGATGATCTGGAATTATAGATGTTGCAAGAATTATAGTTATGTCTCTTTTATGCATTTACTTGCCTCATTAATTTAATACTAAGGTCTCTTTTGTATTTTATCCACCAACAAACTACCTGATGCATATTTTGTGGATAGTTTTCAAGCAAACCAGGAATTATTTTTGTTAGGTTGTGCCAATTATCTGTAACTTCTATTGGAAAGTCTGTGCCAAAAACAAGAGTAAAAAAGTTTGTTTCTTGCATTTTTGAATTTAATTTATCCCCTACTGGTAAGCATAGCATCTCTATAGCCTCATAGAATCTAAAAGAATCTATTACTTCTGCACCACTTGGACATGGGATAATTTTACTAATAAACATCTTGTCATAATATACTTTAGGAACTAGACCCTGTGCAAACCCAGTTGTTGGCTCATATACAGAGTTTTGTATTGATGGCATTACTTCTGCAAGTTCTTTTCTTCTTGCATGAGTTATTTGCCCTGCAAAAAATACATCATAAGACTTGTCCTGATACTCTGGTAAGTTTTTATTTAAATGTTGCGGAACGCCAAGGGCTAATCTATTATATTTTTTATGTTTATCATGAGGACATGCAATCCATATCTCAATGTTACTGTGTTTAATTCTATCTACATCAAAAGATCCACTCTCGTCACCAGTAATAAATAGAACTACTCTGCCTATTTTGTTTAACTCATCGGATATTAATTCCTCATGACCTATATTTTGTGGTCCAGGCACAACAACAAACGCTCTATCTTTATTAACTAAGGTTGTTACTTTTTCTGGAATAATATTATTTTTATTAAAAAATTCTTTTAATAGTCCATAATCCCATTTATCAGCAGCACAGTCCTCTTCTTTTACTGAATAAAGATATGCGTTAATCATTTCGTAGCCTTAACAAAAAGCCATTGATGATGCATATGACTAGTAAAAATTAAATCTTTAAATCCTGTATTACTTAGTATCTTATTGATCTCAAACTGTGATGTTTGATAAGAATATGGAGCATTATCTTTGCCAATAACAAACTGAAAAAATATATTACCACCAATTCTTAATTTCTCGTAAGCAAGTTTAATATAATCAATTTTTTCTTGGTGCTCAATATGTTGAAAAACCAGCATTGAATACACTAAGTCAAGATTGTCTGCAAGTTCTTGATACTTTATATTATTTCTTATGGGCGCAAGTTTTATCATTTCATCAGAAATATCTATTCCGTAAAAATTGCATTCAGGATATTTGTCTGCTAAAGGAATCAAGAGCCTTCCTATTCCACACCCAATCTCTAAAACATTGTTCCAAGAATTATTATTACTTTCTATAAGATTTAAAAATGTTTCAGTAAGTGCCCATTCATCAGCAATATATTTATATCTTACATCTAGATCTTTTGCAGCCTTATCCCAAAAAGTTTTAGCATGATCTAATCTTAAAGCCTTCCACAACTCTTCTTTAACCATAAGTTCTTTAATTAAATCTTCATCTACCTGGGATGGATTATCTACATAAGTTATTTGTGAATTATATTTTTTTATTATATTGAATTTGTTTTTTGTAAAATTAGTTTTGATATTTTCTAAAGTATTGTTTAATTTAACCTGTTCTAATCTTGTTTTATATAACTCTGGATATGACATTACATATGGTAACTCAGAATAAATAAAATATGTTTTATTAAAATATTTCATTAGACTAAGCAAAGTGTCTGATAAAAGAATGTGGTCTGGGTGATGAACTCCTAATGGGATATAGATATTGTCAAAGTCTACAATTATACTTTTTATCCAATTTATTAACTGATCTTCATCTTGTTTTCCATAAACATCATCTAATAGGTCTCCATTGATAACTTTAGCATTTATCATAGAACAGGCCTCTTCATGTTCTTGTCTTAATATCGTGTGTTTTTTATATCCAGCAGAATCTGTTGGTATGCCAGCAAATGCGGAAGCAATTGTAAAAGTATCATCATTGTCAATAATATGATCACCTAATGAAAAAATTGCATCATCTGTGTGTGGAGAAAATATTACATTATTCATAAAACAGATGGACCTCATGCTGATAGTCTAAAAGAGTTTCTTTATACCCAAACCCCTTTATCCATTGTCTAAGATTATATAAAGATTCATCCCATTGTTGTAGCATAAACTCAGGGTGTCCAGATAACCAAATCTTAGGTTTATGCTGTCTAATAGCCCTCTCAGCCCCTCCTAGCACCCTCCATTCGCTACCCTCTACGTCTAAGCAAATAGCGGTAGGCGGTTTGATCAACAAATTATAAACGCAATGATCTATAGTTGTTTGACCATAGTTATCTCCTTCAATATATAACTCTTTAAATCCATGTGCTGCTTCAATTTCATTGTCAGCCTCTGGTGGCCATTCATTATAATAAAAACGTGCAAGATCATTTGTTTTATCAGAAGCAAATCCAGGAATACAAATCATTGGCAATTTTAATTTATTAGCAGACCAAGTTTTTGGAAGATGAGACCAAACCTTTGGATTTGGTTCAAAGAGTACAACTTCTGCTCCCCACATTTGGCATAATGCTGGAAACTCTCCCTCTTCTGCACCAACATAATAAACAACATCTTTTTTACCAATATGTTCATTCATTGATTTAAGTCTTAACTTTTCCCAACCTGCTTCACTGTGCCACTCTGGTCTATCTGCACGATGTTTTGGAAGCACAATTTCAAACTCTCCATTTAAAATTGTTTTGATCATCTCTGTCACTTCATTGCCTCCACAAAATAAAATTCATGTTCTCTTGTGTCAAGTTCATATATCTTTTCATTTGAATATTTTGTTTGTTTAAATTGTGTTTCAGCAAGGTCATTAAAACCAACAGCCTGCAGTTTATACTGCAATGCTTTACTTGTTAACAATGATGCCGATTGTGAATACCAAGTTAGCCATGCAGAAAATCTTTTATCTAAGTCATCTTCTGAATTAGGAAAAAAGTTAATGTTGTTATTTTTATATGCATCAAACCCAGACACAATGTCTGGAAGACTAATTCTTACAACTCCAGTTGGCTTCAAGACTCTATAAAATTCTGACAACACCTTTTCAATATCATGATACTTAACACAACAAATTATTGCATGACAAACAAGGGTATCGCAAGAGTTATCAAGGATTAAACTTAAATCTTTATATTCAGTTTTAAACTCTGGATCAAGATCTATGTTGGTCCAATTAGAAGGCTGAATGCTTCCACATCCAAAGTTTATATTCACTTACTGTCCATGTAAAAATCAACAATTTCTTTCATGCTATCTTTCATAGTATGACTTGGCTTCCAATTAGTTTTTTCTTGTAGCAAGGACGAATTCATAAACTGTTTCTTAATCTCAAATCCATCACTCTTAATTATTTCATGTTTAATTTCTTTACCAATTACACTTTTAACAATGTTAAATACTTCAAGCGTGGAATATCTTTCTCCAGATGATATATTAAATGATGGAATGTTGTTTGTTTCTTCCCCGTATGCAAGAATGCTAGCGTATGCTGAAACAACATCTTTAACGTTAATGTATTCTCTAATATCTCTTCCATCATTTCTTATTGTAAATAATGCATCTTCTTTGTATGCTTTTACAATTCCAGGAATTAATCTTTGTGTATTGTTATCACCAGTTCCATAAATGTTGCAGGCGCGGGTAGTAACAATTGGCATATTATAAGTATTTCTATATGAGTTACACATAATATCTGTAATAGACTTAGAGGCATCGTAAGGATATATGCCATTAAGAATGTGATCTTCAAAATATTCATCATTGGTCAATTCACCATAGGCTTTATCGCTAGAGGCAACAATGATTGACTTGCACTCTTTATATTCTCTCAATGACTCAAGAACATTTAAAGTTCCAACAGCGTTTGTATAAAATGTATTGTATGGGTATTTGATTGAATCATAAGCCTGTGTCTGTGCTGCAAGATGAATAAAATAATCTGGTCTTGATTTTTCTATAAAGAAATCAACATCTGCTTTATTATTAATACTTCCATACACTTTGTTTACATCTTTAGACAATTCTGTGCGACTATGCTCATCCTTTAGCAGTACAAATACGTTATAATCTAATAATAGGTAATGGTTTGATAGGTGAGATCCAAGTAGCCCTGTGGCACCAGTTATTGCTATATTTTTCATTTTACCCCTAGTTCACTTATAATTGTACCCCATCTATGAACATAAGTGTGCTCTTTTTTTGTTCTTTCGTGTCCGTTAAGTCTGATTGCTTCTCTTGATACCCCGTCTAATAAATACTTATCTATCTTATTTTTTAGATCTTCAAGGTTACCGTGTTCATAAAATACAATCTCATTTTCATCTTTAAAGTATTCCTCAAGTCCTTTGATGCGGGGATAAATAGTAAACCCACCGCGACCAGTACTCTCAAACAACCTATCACTAGTGTAGTAAGGATAGTTAAAGTTAATGTTTAAACTATCACCTATCGCTACCTTGCTTTTAGCATAGATACGGTTTAACGCATCTCCACGCATAGTTCCAGTGTCGCCATCTCCACCAACGTGTAGAAATTTTTTGCCGTATGTCTTTCTTAAAAAGTCTATCAATTCTGGACGGTATTTATGTTCATGATGATAACCCTTACTACCAACAAAGATAATATCGTTTTCAAAGTTATGTGGATCATACTCTTCATGAATGTAACACTCTTTGTCATACACTCCAGCAGGAAGAAAATGCCCTTTAACCTGTGTGTTTTCATTAAACCAATCACACATCAATTTATCTGTAGCAAAGAAGTGACCGATGTTTGTGTAAAAGTCATCATTCTTTAAATCTTTCTCACGTTCAATTCCAAACCACAAATCTAAATGATAGGTCATGGTTGGTATGCCAGCAGCCTTTAATTCTTTTAGCACATCAGTCATAGACCTAGATCCTGGAGTCTGCCATCTATGTGTGTGTACCCATATGAATAAATCAGAGTTTAATGCTGCACTTAATATTTCTGTGCTACCCGCTTTTTTCTCTTGCAATTTTTGCACGGTATGTCCAAGAGACTCCAAAGACTTGGAGTGATGATTCTCACTGCTATAAGGTACCTCAAAGTTACCAAGAAAAACTATATTACCCATTTTATATTAAATTATTCTTAATCTCTTCAATTATATATTTTTTATGTTTGAGCATAGAGTAATACTCTTGTAAAGGTCTATTTTTTATTTTTCTATGGTTTTTTGAAACATTTACATCTAATAAATATTTTTTTATTTTTTCATTAACCATAAATTGTTTAAAAATAATTTTATCATCTGTCTGAAATTTTATATACTGATAGATTTCATCCTGATTGATGTTAAATTCATTAATGTTAGGTTTTAAATAAAAACCAAATTCCGTTGCACGAAACCATTTTCCAATATCAAAAGTTCCAGGAACTGGAATACAGGTTTTTGTTATGTTATTATCTTCTAGGTATGGAAACACACTGGCAGACATATTTAAAGATTTTTTTTCTGTAAAAAATACGTAACTTTGACTAAAAGAAAAAAGTTTATCTATATTAGATCGCACTAATACATGCTTATTAAAAAATTCTTGATCATACATTTTTGAAATAACTTGTCCTGTATCTTTTAATATTTCAAAACTATAATCGTATAAAGATTTTATAGAAAATGTATTTTTTGTATAATCTTTTACTGCTGGACACAATTCTGCTTGCGTATTTTTATCTTTTATGTTTTTTATAAAAGTTTTATATACTGAATTTGGCTCTTCTGCTCTAAACCATTCATCTTCATTGCAAGCCCAATAAATTATTGTTGACATTATATTCTTTCGTTTTCTCCTCTAGCAATTGCAGCAGAGGCTTCAAATGCTTTTTGTGTCCTACGAGATTTTAAAAATCCTCTTGTTTTCCAAAGAGGAATGGTTGCTTCAATATCTTTGGCTATTTGCTCTCTTATTTCTTTTACAGTAAAAACAACAAAATTCCAAACATCTTCTTTTTGTTTGTCGTTAAGTTCTTCAGTCCAATTAGTCATCTTCTTCCTCAAATTCTTTTAAAGCAGCAGAATTAGTATAGCAATTAGAACAGTCTTCATTTATTAATTTACTGCCACAGGAATTGCAAAACATATTATATTATATCAAATGTCTATTTATTAAAATCTATT